CCTTACCGCACTATGCGCCCCGTAGCAACTAATCAACCACGGAGAAACACCCCATGCAATTCACCGTTGACACCCGTAACGCCACCGCCTTCGAACTGAATGCACTGGCCGAGTTCGTGCAGAAACTGGCATCCGTCGCACCAACCGAAGCGCCGGGCTGGGATGTGAAACGCTCGGCCAGCGGCGCTGTAATTGCTTCCGGCCCGGGCGCACTGCCGGTTGCGGTAGCCGAGCTACTGACCCCAAATGTCCCCGCAGCAGATCCGGTTCTTACCTCCGCCCTGGGAAACGCTGCAAGTGGTGCTCCGGAGCTGCCGGCGGCTGCTGGGCTTGCACCGGAGATTCCGCCTGTCCCTGGGAACACCCCGCCGGCCGTTGCAGCTGCGCCCGCATCCGCCGCCCCGACCGATGTGCCTGTGGTTCCTACGTCGGCGCTTGCCGTTCCTGCCTCGGCAAGCGCGGCGGGCCCAGCCGCTGGGCAAGTTGAACTGGACAGCGCCGGTTGCCCGTGGGACGCCCGTATCCACACCAGCAACAAGGCGACCATCGGCGATGGCACCTGGCGGAAAAAGCCGGGCGTTGACCCGGCCCTGTTTGAATCGGTCAAGGCTGAGCTGATGGGAAACGCGCCGGCTGCACCGAATGCGACGGCAGCGGCCACCTCCGACGTGCCGACGGCACCTGGCTCGGACAGTGCTGCTGTACCCCCTTCTGCCCCGGTTGCGGAGACGCCGGCGGCCCCTGTTACCCCGGCACCTGCTCTGCTGACCGGTAACGACGTGATGGCCCGCGCGATGGAAATCCAAATGGCCGACGGCACCAAGTCCGCCGCACTGTTCCAGGCGATCCAAGGTGCGGGCATCACTGCCGGTCCGATGGGCCTCCCCGGCTGCACCGACCAGGCAGTGCTCAAGGCAGCACTCGACGCCGTTAACGCCGTGGGCGCGCAGTGACACTGCCGACCCCAAGTGCTGCCGGAGTTTGGGGCAAATGCCCCGGCTCCGTGCCGCTCTCCGCACAGTTCCCTGACCTGCTGCCTAGCGAAGCTAAGCAAGAGGGGATCGCGGGGCATTGGGTAGCCCACCAGGTCGCAACACTCGGTAAGCCGGCAGTCGGCACGATCACTCCGAACGGCTGGGCGGTAGATGAGGCCATGATCGACGGCGGGGTCCTATACCACGGGTCCATCTTCTCGATTGCCAACCACCGCGGAGGCATGAGCAAGGTTTGCTTTGAGCAGCCCCTGGCCTTGGACTTCATCCTAGAGGGGATGAAGGGGCGTCCCGACGCCTCATTGTTCACGGGCCCGGAGCTGCACGTATGGGAATACAAGTACGGCCACTCTGAGGTAAGCCCTGTAGAAAACCCGACCATGGTCCTGTACGCGCTGAGCATTCTCGAAAAGCACGGCATAAATGGCCTGGCCGATCAGCACATTAAGGTGTTTTTCCATGTCGTGCAGCCGCGCTGCTACACGTCCGGCGGGGCTTTCCGCACTTGGTCGTGCATGGCGGCTGACCTTCGCGGGCCGGGCAACATACTTCAGCACAGCGCCGGCGTTTCGCAAAAGCCGAACCCGCCAACCCTGGTGGGTGAACACTGCCACAAATGTTCAGGGCGGCGCGGCTGCGCCACCTTCAAGCGTGCCAGCGACCGCGACAAGGACTACGCAGGTACGGCGGTGCCGCTCGGCATTACAGGGCACGAGCTGGCAACGGAGCTGATGTACTGCGAAGAGGCGTTCGCCCGACTCAGTGCCCGACGCGACGCCCTAGCCGAACAGGCCGAACACGAAATCACAACCGGGCGTTCCGTGCCAGGTTACGAAATGCAGCGCGGTGCCGGTGCCGAGAAATGGAAGGTTCCGCCGACTAACGTGGCCGGTTTCGGCGACATGCTCGGCGTCGATTTCCGCAAGCCCCTGGCCGTCGATACGCCTGCGCAGTGCCGCGACAAATTGAAGAAAAAAGGTGTTGACGGTGCGTTAATCGCGCCGTACATTGAGCGCATTCCGGGCAAACTGAAACTCGGTATTGCAGACTACTCCCTCATACAGAAGGCATTCAAAGCATGACCACTCAAGTACAGAAACCGCAAGTCCAGGGCGTCGACTACGAAGTTACCGGCGTCGGCCGTATCGTGCAGGGCGACCTCGACACGCTGTCGAACCTGGATTTCCAGACCGGCAAGCCGCGTGTCAACTCGGACGGCACCGAGAAGAAACCCGAAAACTTCTACGCCGTCGCGTTCCCGAAGATGATCAACGGCCAGCCGAACCCCGACTGGGCCCGCGTTCAGCAGTACCTGACCAACATCGCACGCCGCGATTGGCCGACCTTCTTCCCGAACAACTCGCCGACCTGCGTCAACCCGAACTTCCATTTCAAGATCACCGATGGCGACGGTTATGACAAGTCCGGTGTGCACAACGCCTCCAAAGAGGGTTTCGCCGGCCACTGGGTTCTGCGCTTCTCCTCGCAGTTCCTGCCTAAGCGTTTCTACCAGGGGCAGACCCGCGCCGACCAGGAAATCACTCAGCCGGGCGTGATCAAGCGCGGCGACTGGGTGCGCGTACTATTCACCGCCGCTGGCAACGGTTCGACTCAGTCGCCCGGCCTGTTCGTTCGCGGCTCGGCTGTTGAGCTGTTCTTTGAAGGTAAGGCTATCGTCAGCGCGTCGGCTGGCCCGGACGCTGCCACCGGTTTGGCGAGCGGCCCAGTGGTCAACTATGTGCCCGAAGGGGCCACCGTTGTTCAGGCCCCGGCCAACGCCATGCCCGCGGTACAGCAGCCGCCTGCGACTCCGGCACCTCAGCAAGCCCCTGCGGTACCTGGCCAGCAGCCGGAGCCCTACAGCGGCTATATCCCTGTACCTGAGCAGGCCCCCACAGTACCAGTCGCCCCGGTATGGCCGCCAGCCGGCTGGACCCAGCACCCTAACAACCCGGCGTACTGGTACAAGGACAAAGAGGTGATCACCGAAGCGGAACTGCGCGCCCGTCAGCAGTAACACCAACGGGTCGCCTTCGGGCGGCCCTTTTACTATCCGGGGAGGGTAAAACAATGGGTCCACGTTATTTCATCAACCGCGAGTTCCGCCTGGCGCGCATTTCCTACGACCGCGAAATCGAAGGGTTTGAACAGGTCACCCGCGAGCAGTTCGAACAGTTCCGCGCCGAGAATCGCGCATGGTTTGCGCAGCAGGTGGCGCTGTGAGTGTACCGCCACTGCCCACCGGCGTACCGGTGTTGCCGCAGGACGCCCTGTGCGCGACGCTCGACATGGAAACATACAGTGAGGCCGGTTACCGCTGGGACGAAGAGAAACGTACCTGGCTGGGGCCGGAGGGCTCCAATGCCAAGGGCCTGGGCGCCGTCGGCTCGCGGAAGTACGCCGAGCACCCGACCGCCGAGGTGCTGACATTCTCGTACAGCTTGCCGAACGGGCTCAAAGGCCGCTGGGTGCCAGGTCAGGCCTGCCCCCCTGCACTGGCCGAGCACATCGCACGTGGCGGTCTCGTCGAGGCGCACAACGCCATGTTCGAACGCAACATGTGGACTTTCGTTCTGGTGCGCAAACACGGGTTCCCGCCGGTCGATCCCAGGCAGTGGCGCTGCAGCATGTCGAAGGCTCGCGCAGCCGGCTACCCCGGTGCTCTGGCCCAACTTGGCGCTGCGATGCGCCTGAACATCCAGAAAGATAAACGTGGCGCTGACCTGATCAAGCTGCTGTGTATGCCGCGCAAGCCGACGAAAGCCGACCTGCGTCTGCGCGTCCTACCGAGTGACGACCCCGAGGCGTTCGAGGGCCTGCAGAGCTACTGCGATACCGACCGTGACACGGAGCACGAGGCCTCGAGCAAGCTGCCGGACCTGATCCCCTCCGAACTGGCCTACTGGCAGGCCGACCAAGCGGTTAACTTCCGTGGCCTGGGCGTTGACTTGCCGCACGTCGAGGCGGCCTGCGAGATTGTGAACCAGACCCTTGCCCTGTTCGGCGCCGAGTGCGAGCGGCTGACGGGCGGTATCGGCCCGAGCAAGGTGCAGGCCCTCGCCGGCTGGTGCACCGCCATGGGCGTGCGCATGGAATCGCTCGACGCCGATTCGCTGGAAACCGCGCTCAAGCGTACCGACCTGCCACCGGTCGTGCGCCGCGTGCTGGAAATCCGCCAGCTCACCGGGTCGGCTAGTGTGAAGAAAGTCTTCGCCATGCGCTCGTTCTGTTCGGACGCCGGCCGCCTGCACGACCTGTTCATCTACCATGGCGCCCGCACTGGCCGTGATACGCACGCTGACGTACAGCCAGGCAACCTGCCGAAGGCCGGCCCGCGCGTGCGCCAGTGCGGCGATATGGGCTGCCAGAAATGGTACGGCGCCCATGGCGACAACTGCCCCTGGTGCGGCGCGTCTTCGGCGTTTTCAAGCCCGCTCGAAGACTGGAAATTTGAGGCCGTGGCTGACGCCCTGGCCGCTATCGCCACCCGCAGCGCCGCGGCTGTGCAATACGTCTTCGGCGATGCGTTGCTTACCGTGTCCGGCGTTGTTCGCTCGCTGATCGTCGCGGCGCCGGGTCATGACCTGATCTGCTCGGACTATTCGTCCATCGAGGCGGTGGTGATTGCCGAACTGGCCGGCGAGCAGTGGCGGATCGATGCGTTCGCACGGCGCGAGGATATTTACCTGCACGGCGCGGCGGGCGTATCCGGAATGACCTATGCGCAGTACAAGGCATGGGCCGAGGAACACGGCCGAAAGCACCCGGACCGTCAGAAGATCGGCAAGCCGGCCGAACTAGGCCTGGGTTTCGGCGGCTGGATTGGCGCACTGTTTGCATTCGGCTACGACGGCAGCGAGGACGAAGCGCGCGAGATTGTCCAGAAGTGGCGGGCAGCTTCCCCGATGATCGTCGAGCTTTGGGGCGGTCAGTTCCGAGGCACCCCATGGGCGCCGACTTCGACTGAGTTCTACGGGCTCGAGGGCATGGCAGTACAGGCAGTGCTCAACCCCGGTCAGCGGTTCACTTATCGCCTGGTCTCGTTCGAAGTGGATCCGGCGGCAGACGTGCTGTACATGATCTTGCCGAGCGGTCGCCGGATCTCGTACCGCGAGCCGCGCCTAACGCACGGTTCGAAGCGCGAGGGCTGGGCTGCGGTCTACGAACTGACGTTCATGACCCATAACAGCAACCCGAAGATGGGCCCGCTGGGCTGGGTGCGCATGCCGACCTATGGCGGACGGCTGGCGGAAAACGCGACTCAGGCAGTGGCCAGGGACATAATGGCGAACGCTGTGGTTAATCTCGAGCAGCGCGGGTATCCCGTGGTCCTGCGCGTGCATGACGAAATCGCAAGTGAGGTGCCGAAGGGCTTCGGTTCGGTCGAAGAGTTTGAGGCGATCCTGCAGGACCTGCCAACCTGGGCCGCTGGGTGGCCTATCCGTGCGGCAGGCGGTTACCGTGCCGAACGCTACCGCAAAGACTAACGAGGCCAAGCGCGCTGGCATTCCTGGCGCGCTATTCGTTCTCGGTCAGCATACGCAGCCAGTTCTGCTGCAACTTCTCCAGCCCTGTTGCACACGTTGGCGAGCACAGCGCCGGTACTTCCGGCCCCGCCGGTGGCTCGCCCGTTCTCGGCAGGTATTCGGCCGATGGCGTCTCGCAGCGCTGTGCGCAGCCGCTCACGATCAGCATGCACCCGAGCAATAGTAGCGCTCGCATTTTTCGTTTCCTCGTCACGTTGGGCCGCTGCGGCGGTCCGAGCAGCCATATACCCGTCTTCTCGCTGCCGAACCGCCTGGTCGTAGGCGAGTTGTGCGCGTTGCCAGTTTGCGGTCACCTCGGCGCGCCCGTGCTGCAGCCCCCTGCCATACATCCAGAACGCTGTGAATACGACGACGGCCGCCGTCAGCAAGTGCAGCCAGTACCGGCGGAGCAAGTCAATAGCCACAGGCTTTCACTGCTTCGGCGTAGGACTTGGACCACTTGGCTCGCAGCTCGTCCGGCTGCCGGGCGTACGCGCCGGGGCGCCAGGTGCGCAGGTACAGCTCCCAAGCGCCCTGCTCGTCGCCGAGCGCTGGGAGCGCCTTCGGGTCGGTGTAGTACAGCAGCCGAGCGAGGGCAGCAGCCAGCACCGAGTCGTACTGGATCGCGGCGAACACGTTGTCGATTGAGGTTATAACGCCTCGCTCAGCGCAGACCTGTCGTGCAAGCGCAGCACTGGCCCGGTGGCTCAGCACCCCGGTGACCCCGCCACCCTTCTCGAACTGATAGTCGCCGGCCGCCGGGCCGGCGGCCGACAGCTTGCCGTTGACCTTGATGATCTGGCGGGGCGAACGTTCGGGGTTTTCTTGACGGGACGTGGCGAACAGTAGGACGCGCGCTGCGTCGGTTCGCATCTTGGCCGGCAGCATCTGCAGGCCTGACTCAATGTCGTCTTTGAGCGTCGGCACGGGCTCACTTCCTGAGGTGTAGGAGCCCCAGTATACCGGCCCGAAGGCGCGGCCAGTACGTTTTCATCCAGAAGTGACGAACGGCGACGAGAGCGAACGTAGTGTTCAGCAGGCCCTGCGCCTGGTGTGTCGGATAGCTCAGGTAGCCCAGGGCGGCTAGCGCGGTCGCAGCGTAGAGCAACTTACCGATTACCCCATCGCTCACTCGGTAGTACATCATGCACCAGGTGGCATGTACTGCGATGACACTAACGGCAATCAAGCTGATCATTACTGGCCCCCTCCGCCTATGCGGTTTTTGACCAGGGTGGCAAGGTCAAGGTTCCCGAGGGCCTTGAAAACTGCTGCGATGATACTGGCGCCGAAGACACCTACAACGAAACCAACGCCGCCGACCAGGTCGGGCGATATCTGATAGTAGGCCATGGCGATAGGTGTCAGGTAGTACCCGCTGCCCAGGCCTATCACGCCATGGCAAAGGCGCTCGCGCCATGTGACGATTTCACGCTGGCATAAAACCCCGATCAGCGCACCGACAATCACGCTGATCAGCAGCCCTGCTTCTTCCTGCATTTTTTCCATATTTCGGCCACCCTCCCCGGTGATAGCCGAAGTGTATCATGTCTCGAACAGAGCTACGGCCCGCAGCGTTAGCGAATCGGAGGCACTGGATAGCGTGCACACAACCGTTGCCACGGGCGTGGAGCCGCTGTTCATGGGGATCGCCCGTGCGCCTGTGGCTACCTGGACAGGCTGGCCGTTGACGCTACAAGTAGCATGGAACGTTTGCTGTGTCGGAGCAAGCGCGGTGATTGTCCCGTCGATCACGTAGGCGCCGGTCGCCGCTGCCGGGATGGTAAATCCGATCGAGTCAACACCGTCAATCTTGACCACCAGGTTTTTGTTACCTCCGTTACCTGTGATCTCACCAGCGATGACGAATCGCATGCTCTTAGTGGAGTTCCAGAAGTTGTTAGCCACGAACGCATCCGCGTAGGTCTTCAGCGTAGTGGCCGCGGTGCTCCCGGTATGCGTGACGAAGGCCGAATCAATAGGGCGCCGTGTCGGAGACACGTTATTCTGGTAGTGCACGACCTCGATGCTGCCAGTGTACATCAGCTCCGCCGTGGCGTTCGCATCCAGCTGAGACCCGTTGTTGTACCAATCCGACGCACCATACAACTGGACCGCGGCGGTCACCGACCCGGTGATGCGGGTCATCTGGCTATGTACGCGGCTACGCGCAACGAGTCGGTAACCAATAGGGTTGCCCGCCACCAACGCGAAGTCAACGTGCCCGGATGCCTGCTCCTGCGCTTGAACGCCGGACTGGATGTTGTTCTCGATCCGGGTGCCGGCCGCAAGGGAGGGGTTTGAAGCCGCGATGGTGAAGGTGCACCCGGCAATAAACGAGAAGCCTTGCTGACAGTTCGCCGCTCGTCCGTCGATCCAGTTCACGCGACCCTGCTGCATCTTGACGCCAGGGCCGTTCGGAACGCCGACTACGTGGCAGCGAAGTCCAAACAGCATGCAGCCGTCCTGCCCGACGATCCCATAGTTCTGGTAGTTCCTGATCAGCAGGTCGACCAGGTACAGCGTGCATTCACGATTCAGCTGGACCCCAAAGGACCCGGTCCCCCCGCCATCGAGAATAGCAGTTGGTGCCGCCGGGTGGACACTGACCGGGCCTTTGAAGTACACCGGGTTTCTGCCGCGCAGTCCTGGCGGGAAGGTAAAGTCGGTCTGGTTGTATTGCCCGGCGGCCAGGTTGACCAGCCAGGTGCCGTCGAGATACGGGCCGAAGTTCGCAAGTGCGGAGCCCGCCCCGGAAAGGGTCAACCGGGGGAACGTCGCAGTCAGCCCGTCGTTGGCGTCGTCGCCGGACGGCGCCAGGAACAGATTATTCGACTGTGTGGGGCCAGGGGAGATGTAAAAGGTGGTGCCCGCTCGAAGCAGGCGCCCCGGACCTTTGTGGCGAACCTGATGAAACCCGGGGATAGTAGCCGACGACACGTAGGTGCCCGCTGGCCAGTACAGCGACGAGTTAGTCGCGATTGCCTCGGCTACTGCGGCAACGATACCGGCTTGGTTGTCCGTTGTGCCGTCCACCTGGTTGAAGATGAATGCCCGCACACTGAGCAGGTCATTGTCATTCCGGGCTACCAGGATGAAATCGGCAGACTCGGTGGCCCAGTTACCGGTGCTGGTGAACGGTAGCGGCAAGCTCGCGGAAACACGATACAACGACCCTTCGTGTTCGAAAACCTGATTACGCCCAGTGACCACCATTCCGACCGCGTACTCGCCGAGGTCCTCATACCCGGAGGACTCCAAGAACAGCGCCCACTGTTGGCCAAAGCCCTCCCAAGACTTGAGGATTTTCCCCGTCCGGCCCGTGACGGTCGGTTCGGTGCCGTTGATAAGAGCGTCAAACACGCGAGTGTTATCGTGCCGATCATAGGCGTCTGCGGACGGTACCGGGTTTCCGGTGTTGTAGACGACTTCGCCTGTCATGCTGTTGGCCACTCCCAGTTAATAGTTTTGTCGAATAGCTCCGACGTCATTATGTCGTCGGGGAAATTGCCTTCCCCTACGTCCGGCAACGGGCGCCGACGTAGCACGATCTGTGCGTCAAAACGCCATCGGTCATACCCTGATCGCACGGGGCCCGAGTAGGCACTGACGAAGTGGCACTGCTCGACGTGGCGCCCGACGGGAGACCGTAGCGGCATTTCGAACCACTCGGCACCGTCTCGTATTGCGTCCCGATACCACGCCTCAAAAACCTGCGCCTGCAGGTCGCTCAGAATCCAGCTGACGGGCGTCGCCGTGGGAACGTCGGTAAAACGCCGGTCCCAGCGAGTCTGCCCATTACCCGAAGCGCTCGATACAAGCGGATCGACCATCTGAAACGACCGATCGCCTTTGAGCGGTGCCGGGAGACCCGACGGGTACTGTTTAAGCATCTTCCGGCGGCTCCTGGTCGTCGTATTGATACACCCGTTCATCATACCCGAGTGCTTCAACGTTGGCACGGAACTGACCTGAAGGCGTCACGCTGGACATTAGCACTGGCCAAAACATTTCCTCGACTGTGCCGAAGAAAACGTGAGTCGGGACGCGACCGCCATCAAACTCGGTGACGGGTGTGAAGTCCAGTGCCGTAGCCGTCGTAAACTCATAGTCGCCTACTCGATCGAACTCGACTGGCCCGAACTTCGAGCCGTCGGGTTTACGCATTGCGACGATCGTCGCACCTGCCGGTATCGGCTCGTTGCTTTCGAACCCCTGAGCACCGTCCCAGTTGCGCAGCTGCCCGGCACTGGCCAGCTCCGGTACGGTGTCCTGAACCTCGCAATAGTCCATGTACGAACTGGCCAGGGCGGACATATCGCACGACCAGTTGTGCTTCCAGCGTCGGTAGCGGGCCGCCATCAGCTCGCGCATGCCCAGCCGCCAGGCCCGTGTCCGGTCATTCACGCCTTCAAGCGTCAGCTGTGTGACCTTGTTGGGCGATGGGATGCCCGGCAGGCGGCACTTTACCGTTTCGGTTGTCCAAGTGACTGGGTCCATCCACTTCACGTCCACTCCGTCGGTATCGTTCGGTGTGATGGGCTGCCCGGACCGCTTAATGTCGGTGCTGTTGCCCACGCCGTACAGACGCGCTACGGCCTTCTCAGCGTCGCTGCGTAGTGCGTCACGGACCGGCCGCAAGATGCCACGTGGGGCAATTACCTGCGCGTAGCCTGGCCGACAGATCACGTTTAGCGCCTCTTCCGCGGTCGTCTCCTTTTCGAAAGAGCCGTCGAAGTAATCGCCCCGCGCCGCCCAAATGGCGTCGAGGCGGTCCCATTCCGCCAAGTCAAGGCGGGCGTCTGAGTAACCCCGGTCCTTGGCCAGGTAGAGTGCAGCGTCTCGGATAGACCGGGTCGGCCCCTCAGCCACCCACTGACCGTCAGCACGTCGCGGCAGTACGCGCGTGCCCCAAAACGAAACCATCTGCTCGGCCTGCGCCGCCAGTACGCCACCCCCAAATACCCGGACAGCGGCCGTTGTGACCCCGGCGTACGAGGTCGGGCGGGTGCTGAGCCGGGATTTCAGGCCGTACCACTGGACCTGGTCGGAAATCGTACCCTCGGTCGAGTCGAAGGTGATCCGGCGAACCTGAGCCTCGGGGTTTATAAAACCGGGCAAAACAACCCGGTGCGTGAACCCAACCTGGGCGATTTCCGCACTGGTGTGGGTAAACTGTACGGAAGTCCACGGGCCTGCTGCGTCTCGGTCACGGTACTGCGCCTCTACAGTCACGCTGTACGACTCGGGGTTCGACCCACTGGTCTTGTACAGGCCGGCCGGGTAGAAGAAATCGAACTCCAGGAGGTCGGCTTTCTCACCGTCGGGGCAGGCCGCGTAGGGTCCGCTGAAACCGCCCTCGGTGTTGCTCAGGTCCAGGGTAAACCGTGCGGCACTGGTCGTCAGGCTGTCAAAGCCCGGCCATGTCGGGTCAGTCGCGCCGGTGTCGGTAAGGCGCTCAAGTGTTATGAGCGAATCGGTTTCACTCAGTATGCGGAACCGCAAGCCCTCATAGCCCACAGTCAAAGAGTTGGTGCCGAGCTGCAAGGCGGTAACAGGCGAGCCGTTCGGGTAGTCGAGCGTCACGTAGTCGATATCAGGCCCGGTCATCTGGACAGTGTTAACTGTGAACAGCCCCGAGAATGCCCCGGCAACTTCCAACTTCATGCCCGCGAACGGCGCGATCTGTGCCCATGGGCCGGACACCTGGTCTCGCATCCCGGGGCCGCCGTCGGTAACCGTCCAGTCGTAAGGCGTCAGCGCCCGCACGATCATACCTGCGGCCCAACCCTCTGGCCATGTGCCTGCGCCGTCCGGTATTGCCGCGGAGGTACCGGACAGCACGTAGGTTGACGCGCTGGCCTGCTGCTGGATCGGACTGGTAACCGTCATGTCCAGGCCCGCCGAGCCGCCTGACGTGCCGCCAACTTCAGCTGAGGTGTACCAGTTGTCGAACATCGAGTCGCCGGAAACATCAGCCCCCGGGTCGTACAGGCTGGCGAAGAAATTAGAACCTAGCGCGGCTTGCGGGGTCTCTCCCACCTTGGATTTTCCGAGGTCAACTGCGAACTTACCCCGGCCCAGGCACAGGGCCATTTCTACCGCTTGTCGCTTCGGCTGCCCCTCGACAAAATATCGGCGAACTTGGGTAAGGTGGTCCGGATAAATCCGCCCTTCACCGAATTTCTCCCGGATGACCGCGCCTTGTTTTACCGTGTTCGCCTTGGCCGAAGCTTGGTCCATGTCATCGCGGTCGCGAGACTGCTCGCCGCCGGAGTTGAACTTCCCAACCTTCGGCGTAAGGAACTTCATTACCAGGTTCCAAGCGCCGAGCGTGAACACGTTCAGCACGTCATTGATTACATCGCCTCGCGGCGTCAG